CGGCGGCGCGCCCAATGGCAGCGACGTCGGCGGCGGCATTTCACCCGCCGGCAATCAGGCCTCCGGCAACGGCGAGGCCGGTCCGGCGCAGGCGCTGGCCTTCGCGCGGCAACATCTCGGCGAAGATGAAATCCGCGATCAGACCAAACTGAGCGGTTTCTTCCGCGAGAACGGCATCAAGGTTAATCCGGCAACCACGGCGTGGTGCGCGGCATTCGTCAATTCCAATCTTGCGAAGGCCGGCATGAAGGGCTCCGGCTCGCTGGTTGCAACGAGTTTTCTAAATTACGGCTCGGCGGTCAAACCGGGAAACGTGCAGCCGGGCGACATCGGCATATTGGCGCGGGGCCGCAGCGCCGGCCAGACCGGCGGGCATGTCGGTTTTCTTACCGGTTCAACGCGAAAGAATCCGCGAACCGGTGAACTGGAGTACGAAATGCTCGGCGGCAACCAAGGCGGCACCGCGTCCGGACAAGGCGGCGTGTCGACGCAATGGCGTTCAGCCTCGCAAATTACAGCGCGCCGTCCGGATTGGGATCGCAGCCAAGTCGCCAACAACGGTCAGACCGCAGGCCCGGGCGGAGGCCAACGCGCGGGCGATACGCCAGCCGGGGGCAAGGGTGGCGGCGGATACCTGCAAGAGCAGCGCGCGCCGTTGATGGCCGAGCTGAACGATCCGGCAGTCAAGGCCAAGCTGTCGCAACTGCAGGCCTATGAGGGCGGCGGCGCCGCCACGGTCGAGGCGCTGTACAACCGGGTCTCGATGATCCGGCAAAAAGTGCCCGGCTACACCCTCAAGGATGAACTGAACAGCCGCTTCTACGCGATGAACAAGCCGGGCATGGGCGCCAAATCGATCAGCCCGGCGCAGCAGCGAGAATTCGACAAACAGGTGGCGGCGGTCGGCGGTGGCAGCAACCTGATCCAAGGCCGCACCAACCAAGGCATGGAGGGCGATCCCGGCACCCATCTGCCCGGTCGCGTCGCGGTGCCAGGATCGAGCGAGGTTTACAACTATTGGGAAGGCCGGCGGCGCGGCGTTGAATTTTCGACCGGTGCGAGCGCGGCCTTCGCGGCACGTAATCAGCAGGCCATCGCCGATCGCGCCCAAGTCGATCGCGCACAGGCCAACGCCACCAAGGTCGAGGGCACCGGCAAGATCAGCGTCGACGTCAACGCGCCGAAGGGCACCAAAGTCGGCGCCGAGGGCGGCGGCCTGTTCAAGGAAGTCGAGGTCAACCGGCAGACCCAGATGGAGCCGGCCAAGCGCTCGGCGACCAACGAAGAACCGATGAACATCTAGGAATGATCGATGGCGACGATCTTCGATCTGCCAACGGCGTGGCGCAACCGCTATATGCCGGCGTCATTCCGCAACGCGCGTTTCCATTGCGAGGTCAACAGCCGGGAAGGCGGCCGCAGCATCGTCGAACACGTGTTTCCGAAAAAGGAATTGCCCTACGCCGAGGACATGGGCCGCGTCGCGCGCACGTTTTCGATCCGCGCCTATTGCATCGTCTATCCCTATGACGACGCCGCCAACGACATCCTGTATCGCCGCGACTATCAGCTGGCGCGCAACCGCCTGATCGCGGCGCTGGAGGAGGAAGGCCCGGGCCGGCTGCGCTTGCCGACCTTGGGCGACCAGATCGTGGTGTGCCCGCGCTATCGGATTACGGAGGAAGAAAAGCTCGGCGGCTATTGCGTGTTCGATATCACGTTTCAAGAGCAAGGCCTCGATCCGCAGACCTGGACGCCAGCCATCGATACCGCTGGCAAATTGATGAATGAGAGCCAAAACCTGCGCAACCAGGCGCAGCGCGTGCTGGCTAATCCGCCGGCCGGGGTCAACGCATGAAGCGGCAGGACGCCATCGAAGCCGCCGGCATCGTCGACCGCATGCTGGCCAACCTGATCGCGACCGTGCCGCCGAAGGGCCGCGCCGGCTCGCAGGCCCGCACCACGATCGGCGACACCCGCGCCAATGCCTTGAAGCTGTTGATCCATGACGACATCGGGCCATCGCTCGATGCCTGCTTTGACGACGCCCGGCTCGCCGGGTCCACGCTGCAGCAGATCGAGAGCGTGCGGCGCCAGCTTGATGCCGAGACCACCGCGACGTTGGGCGGCATCCTGGTCAAGAACGCCAGTGTGCGGTTTTGCCTCGCCACCGAGGCCGCGATCATCGCCCGGATGGAGTTCGTCAGCCGGCAGAGCGTCGCGCTGATCAAGAACGAGATGGCGCAGCCCTTCGCCGAGGCCGAGGAGATCGCGGCCGACGATATGGATTCGATGACCTATCAGGCGTTGATCCGGCTGCAGGCGGCGATCACCAATCATCTGGTCGAGACCGCGCGCCCGTTGCCGCGCATGCTGCGCTACCAGTTCGCCGCGGTGCTGCCATCGCTGATGCTGTCCTATCGGCTCTATGACGACGCCTCGCGCGCCGATGAAGTGCGGCAGGAAAACAAGATCGTGCATCCGGCGTTCTGCCCGACCGAGGGCTTGGCGCTGTCGCAATGAGCGAACCTTAAGGAGATCACATGCCGCGACCCCAGGAAGTCGCGCAGCTGGTGGTCGCCGGCTTGATCTTCGAAGATTGGGAGACCGTCGAGGTTTCGAGCGATTGGGCGGAAGCCTTCAGCCATTTCAAGTTCACCGCGGCCGAGCGCGACACCGAGGTGACGACGGCGCGCGGCAGGGTGCCGCTGTGGCAGAAATTGCAGTTCAAGCCGGATGATCAGTGCACCATCCTGCTCGCCGGCCAGCTCGCGATCACCGGTTTCATCGAAGTGCGTCAGGTGGCCTATGACGCCACCCAGCACGGCGTGATGCTGATCGGCAAGAGCCTGACCGCCAACGCGGCGAAATCCAGCGTCGACACCAAGACCGGGAATTTCGACGACAAGAACGTGGTCCAGGTCGCGCAGGAAGTGGTCGCGCCCTACGGCGTCGGCATCAAGGTAGTCGGGTCGCCGGACCTGACGCCATTCCCGAAATTGCAGAACAATCCCGGCGAATTGGTCTGGGATTTCCTCGAGCGCATCGCGCGCCCGCGCGGCGTGGTGATGGGCTCGGATGCGCACGGCAGCTTCCTTTTGATCGGCGAGCACACCGGCACCATCGTCAGCGAGCTGATCGAGGGCATCAACATCAAGTCGTGCCAATGCGTGATCAGCCATGAGCACGTCTATACCGAGCACAAGGTGATCGGCCAGCACGCCGCCAGCGACGACAATTCCGGCACCGCGGCCAGCGAGCTGAAATGCAGCGTCACCGGCATGTCGGGCTCGATGTTCTCCAAATTGATCACGCCGGCCGAGCAGCCGGTGAAGACGCAGCCGGAAGTCTGCAACCGCGCCAAGTATGAAGCGATCTGGCACAACGGCACCAACGTCACCGCAACCATCGTAGTGTACGGCTGGCTGCGCGACGGCCGATCGTTGTGGCAGCCCGGCGATGACGTTCACGTCTATTCGCCGATGGCGATGCTGGACATGCCGATGAAGATCCAGCGCGTCACCTTCACCCAGGATCGCAACACCGGCACCCTGACCAAGCTCGATGTGGTGGCGCCGTGGCTGCTGCGCGACAGCATGGGCTGGGATGTCCGCCACCCCAACCAGCCCGGCGGGCAGACCATCGGCGATCCGGCACCGACACCGCCAGCGCCGGAGACACCGGCCGCACCGACAGCATCCACATAGAGAGAGCATTGCAATGCATCGCGCCACGCCGCTCAACACGTCGTTCCTCGGCTACGTCTCCGGCGGCGCCCGCAGCGTCGTGGAAGGCGTCGACGACAGCAAGGCGATGCAGGAATCCAGCAGCCATTTCATGGCCAACGAATCCAGGAAGGCGATCGAGGCGCCGCAGAATTACGGCTTCACCAGCGTGGTGATGGACGCCACCAAGGACAAGAACGGCAACATCACCGCCAGCGCCGAAACTTTCGTCAGCTTCATGGGCGGCAATCGCTCATTTCCGGTGGTCGGCAATATGGACGATCGGCGCTACCGGCTGAAAGAGCTGGAGAAGGGCGACGTCGCGATGTTCGACCATTTCCAGCACCAAATCCACATGAACAAGGATGGTGTGTTCATCACCGGCCGCACCGACAAGAAACTGAAGTTCCAACTTGGCGAGCCGCCGCAGGATGATCAGCAGCAATCGAGCGGCAGGAACGTCGAGGCGAGGGCCGGTGGCGGCAGCGAAAGCGGCGGCCAGAGCAGCCAGAAGCCGAAGGGCCAGAAGAAACGCTACGACAAGGGCGGCAAGCAATATCTGGAGGTCACCAAAGACACCACCAATCTGGTGCATGATCAGACCATCAACTACAAGACCGGCACGCACACCTTCTCCGCACAGCCCGGTGCCGCGTTGCGCGAGGACGGCACGCCGATGGCCGGCGGGCCGCTGGTCAAGATCATGGGCGACAAGTTCACCCAAGGCTTCGGCGAATTCACCAAGCAGGTGACTGCCGCGCCGGCCACCGCGGCGCAGCACCTTGCCACCAAGGGCCAGCTCGATACCGCGGTCAACGCGGTGATGAGCTACATCAATTCCATCATCCCGCACGTCAGCAAGACGGAAGACGGCCGGTTGGTGATCGATGGGGACTTGGTTGTGAACGGCGACCTGATCGTCAACGGCGTGGTGCGTGCCCATGCCTTCGAACGGGTCGGATGAGCCATGTCGAACGAGATCAACGTTCCCGACATCCGGCTGGTCCAGAACAACGTCTTTCCGAAATATTCGGTCACGGTCGACTGGTCATTGCTGGATAACGGCACGCTCGACGACACCCAGGCCTTGGCCACCGCCGTGATTGTCGCGCTCGGCACCGACGCGCTCGCCGACAAAGACGACATTCTGCCGGACCCGGATTCGACCGACCGCGCCGGTTGGTGGGGCAACATGGATGCCGAGCTGTTGTGGAATGGCTGGCCGATCGGATCGAAGCTGTGGCTGCTGCGGCGCTCCAAGATCGATTCCCCGGCCTCCCGTAACGGTGCCACCGTGGTGCTGGTCGAGCAGTACATCCGCGACGCCATCCAGCCGTTCGTCGATCGGCGCATCTGCACCGGCTTCGATGTCTGGGTGTCGCGGATCGACAAGCAGCGGATCGATGCCTTGATCCGGATTTACCGCGGGCCGGAGCGCGAGATCGAGCTGCGCTACGCCGTGCTCTGGGACGCATTAGCGGGGTCATAGATGCCTTGGCAAACGCCAGCCTTGCGCGAGGTGCGGAGCCTCGTGCGCGACAGCCTGCGCGCCTCGCTGCCGGGCGCCGACGCCAACGTGCCCAACAGCGTGCTGCGCGTGCTCTCCGACAACCAGGGCGCGCTGTGTCATCTGACGCTGCAATATATCGACTGGCTGGCGCTGCAGCTGCTGCCCGACACCGCGGAGACCGAATGGCTCGATCGCCACGGCCAGATCTGGCTGGTCAATGCCGACGGCTCGAAAGGCCGCAAGCTGGCCACCTTGGCGTATGGCACCGCGAGCTTCACCGCCACCATCGACGGCACCGTGATTCCGGCCCACACCCAGCTGCAGAGCGGCGTCGCCATGCCGCCCGGCTCAACATCGCCCTATAACGCGGTGACGTTCGAGACCCTTGAGGATATCACCACATCGGCCGGCTCTCCGGTGACCGGGCCAATCCGCGCGCTCGATCCCGGCGCGTTCGGCAATCTGCCGGCCGACAGCGCGTTGTCGATCTATCCGCCAGTGCCCGGCGTCGACACCATGGCCACCGTGGTGACGATGACCCGCGGCACCGACGACGAAACAGATGAGCAGCTGCGCGACCGCATTCTGCGCCGGATACAGCAACCGCCGATGGGCGGCGCGGCCTATGATTATGAGCATTGGGCGCTGGCGGTGCCCGGCGTCACCCGGGCGTGGGCGGCGCCGCAGGAAATGGGCATCGGCACCATGACGGTGCGGTTTCTGATGGATGACCTGCGCGCCGCCAATGACGGCTGGCCCGAGGTCCAGGACATCGAGGCGGTCGCGGCCTACATCGACAAGATGCGGCCGGTGACGGTCAAGGACTGCTTCGTGGTCGCGCCGATCAAACAGTTCATCGATATCGGCATCGCCGAGCTGCCCAACACCGACGAGACCAAGGCCGAGATCGAAGCCAGCCTGCGCGAGATGCTGCATCAGATGGCGGCGCCAGGGGCGACGATTTATGCGGCCTGGGTGTCCTACGCGATCATGAATGCGCCGAGCGTACAGTCGTTCAGGCTGGTCAGCGACGACGATTATGTGATGCCCTCGCCGGGCCACATGGCCGTGCTCGGCAACATCGTCTATGACGTGCCATGAGCGATCGGCATCTGCGCAGATCGGGCGACGACTACCGCGATGCCTTTCTTGAGCTGTTGCCGCAGGGCCAGGCGTGGCCGAAGCACACCATGGACAGCGTGCTGTGGCAGGTCTGCGATGGATTGTGCGATTATTGGGGCTTCGTCGATAGCCGCGCCGCCGATCTGTTAGAGCAGGAAAGCGCTCCGCGCATCACGCAGGAGCTGCTGCCGGACTGGGAGCGCAACTGGGGTCTGCCCGATCCCTGCTACTCCGCGCCGCAAACCATCGGCGAGCGGCAGCGCGCGCTGGTCATGCGGATGACGTTGCTCGGCGCGCAGTCGCGCCAGTTCTATATCGATGTTGCGGCTGAGATCGGCTACTCGATCACCATCAGCGAATATCGCCCGTTCATGGTTGGGCTGGACCGCTGCGGCGACAATCGCGTCTATGGCGACGGCTCGGTGCCGATGTTCAGCCCAACCTGGTTTTGGCCCTATGCGCCGATCGTCAACCCGAACGGCGAACCGGTCGGTGATGGTGAATTGTCGGAATGGCCGAACTACGGTCTCGGGCCGCCGGAGAACCGCTTCTATTGGACCGTGCACGTCCACAAGACCAGCCTGACCTGGTTTCGGGTCGGTGCGGGCGGCGGCCAGACCGGTATCGATCCGCATCTGCGCATCGGTCACGCCGAAGACCTTGAATGCATCCTGCAGCGCTGGAAGCCGGCGCACACCGAAATCATCTTCGATTACTCCGGCCTGACACCCGACGACCCGATGGCCGGGACACCTTAGCAAACCGACCCTCTTTCTGACCTGAACCAACAGCAGCTCTCGCGAGCCGCTGCGAGAGGACGCGCGCATGCAATACAACCAGCCTTATGGCGTGAGCGATCCCAACGCCCCGTACCTCAACGGAAACCCAGCCACCGGTCAGGCTGGAAGCATCCCGCCCGCGGCATCGATTGAGTATCCGCAGCGCGAGATCGTCGCACTGATCAATAAGAACGGCATCACGCCCGCCAATTCCGATCTGACCCAGCTTGCGCAAAGCGTGCAGCAGCAGAAGCCGAATTACGGGGTCGATGCCGGAACGGCGAACGCCTATCAGGTGACGCTCGATCCGGCTCCAACAGCGTACCGCGATGGGCTGACGGTTCGGATGCTGGTCACGCATTCGCCGACCGGGCCATCGGTGCTCAATGTCAACGCGCTGGGGCCAAAGCCGATCAAGAAGCGCAGCGGCAAGGACATTCAGGCCGGTGAGTTCTGGGCCGGTGACGTTATTGAACTGGTCTATGATGGCAGCGTCTTCTTTGTGATCGGCGCGAATGCCGTTTCGATGTTGTCGGCCTCGCTGGATTACTATGTGGCGACCACGGGCAGTGACACGTTGAATGATGGCCTGACACCCGGCACGCCATTTGCGACCGTCCAGCACGCCATCAACGTGACGATGAGCTTCAATCTTAACGGCTATCAGGTCACCATTCATGTCGCCAACGGCGTCTATAATGGTCAGATTTCCTTGCCGCTGATGAACGGTTCTGGTGCCGTGAAGATCACAGGCAATCCTGGCTCACCTGGGTCGGTTCAATTCACGCATAATCTCGGTACGACGATCCTTTGCGCAGGTCCGGGTTATTGGTTGGAGGGTTGCAAGATCAGTTGCACGGCCGGCAATCCTGCGGTCGGTGACAACGGCAATTGTCTCTGGTCGCATGGCAACAATGGCGGCATCACCGTGAACAACATCGAGTGGGGTGTTGCGGCCTATGGTCAGATCGTGGCGACCGATGGCGGCACCGTCGGTCTTACCGGAAGTCACACGATCAGCGGCAGCGCGACGTATCACTTCTGGTGTCAGGTCAATTCGCTGATCATCCTCAATCCGGTCACCAGGCCGACGTGGAATATCCCGGCACCTGCAAGCTTCTCCGGTGCGTTCTGCTACACGTCGATGCTCGGTGTGTGGGTCAATCCGATGGGCACGACGACCGGTTATGGCAACGTGACCGGCAAGAAATATCAGGCCGACATGAACAGCACCATCGTCACCGGACAGGGCGTCAACCATTTCCCCGGCAACGTGGCTGGAGCGACGTCGACCGGCGGTCAGTATATGTGAGGAGGGAGAGCATGACATTCGACGTTCGCAATTGGTATTGGATCGCCGATGACGGCCGCGTCTTTGGTAGCGTCCAGCGGATGGTCGTGACCGAGGACGATCCTGATTACGTCGCCTGGGTTGGGAAAATCGGGGAGCGAGCTTACCCGTGGCCGCGCGATGTCGATGGCAACCAGACCGAGGCGGCGTTGCTTGACATGCTCGGTCAATTCAATGTTCAGATCAAGACGGCATGATGCATGGTTGCCACCGTCAACATCTCGACCGAAAGCGACGCCGACTTCCGGCGCGTGTTTGTCTATCAGACGGTGTCGGGTGTGCCGATCGATCTGACCGGCTCGGCGTTTCACATGATGCTTCGGGCGCGCGCTGAAGACGCCACCGTCGCGATGGAGCTGACAACGGAGAACGGCCGGATTGTCGTGCTCGATGCCGTGAACGGCAAGTTCGAGCTGATTATCGAACAGGAGGATCTCGAAAGGCTCACTGCAGGCGAATACGATCAATCGCTGATCCGGTCGAGAGATGGCGCGCAGAGCCGCGTCTGGCGTGGCACCTTCACGCTTGGTGTAGGGCCATCGCGATGATCGAAGTTGTTGTGATCAACAACGATGACGAGGTCGCGATCAGTCAGGACCCGCCGGACGATGTGGAGGTCATCTCCGGCGATGAGGTTTCGATCATCCAGACCTTGGAGGAAGGGCCGCCTGGTCCGAAAGGAGACAAGGGCGACAAAGGCGATTCAGGCCCGCCGGGCGAGCCAGGCCCGAAGGGTGATCAGGGTGATCAGGGCGAACAGGGTCCCGAAGGTGAGCAAGGCCCGCAAGGCGAGCAAGGCCCCCAAGGCCCCCAGGGTGATCCAGGACCGCCGGGGCCAACTGGTCCGCCCGGCCCCGCCGGCACCGCCACGGTCATCGTCTCCGACACGCCGCCGGTTGGCGTCGCCGACAGCACGCTGTGGTGGGAGAGCGACACCGGCATTCTCTACTTCAGGTACAATGACGGCACCTCGACGCAGTGGGTGATCGCCTGCCCGCAGCCCGATCTCGGCTCGTTCCTCCTCAAGACCTACAATCTGTTCGACGTGCCCGACAAGGCGCAGGCCCGCGCCAATCTGGGCGTGCAACCCTATAACGAAAGTTACAACTACGTCGTCAACGGCGCGATGATGATCAGCCAGGAGAACGGCCAGACCGACAGCATTGCTTCGGGTTGGTATCCGGTCGATATGTTTTCCTACGTCGGCGGTGGCATCTCCGGCGCGGCATCGGTGCAGCAACTCAGCAAGGCGACGCCGGGAGGGTCGCCCTATCGCATCCGCGCCACGGTGACGAGTGCGCAGCCATCGATCGCGGCCGGCGGCTTTCTGCAATTTTACCACGCGCTGGAAGGCTTCGATGTCGCCGATCTGTTGTTCGGAACGTCTGCCGCTAAAACCGTTACGCTGCGCTTCGGCGTCAACGCTCCGGCCGGCACTTGGAGCGCGACGTTCGATGGTCCGCCGGCTGCCGGCCGCTCCTACACCGCGGAATACACCATCTCCGCGGCCGAGGCCGGCAAGGATGTCGTGAGATACATCACTGTCCCGGGCGACGTGAGCGGTGCATGGGCCAAGGACAACATGAGAGGGCTACTTGTCCATTGGGCCTTAGTGAGCGGCGCGAACTACCAGCAAGCGCCGGGATCATGGACGGCCGGCGGGTTCTGCGGCTCGCCCAACCAGTTCAATTTCCTGGGCACGGTCGGCAACGTGTTCGAATTGTTCGACGTTGCGCTCTATCAGGGTTCGTCGGCACCCGCTTATAAAGTGCCGAACTATCAGCAAGAGCTGCTGAAGTGCCAGCGGCAGGCTTGGATATGGAGTACGACGGCTGCAGTGATCAGGCTGGCAATTTCTTACAATGACACGGCTGCTGGCACCCAATTCGTTATTCCTTTGCCGACGATGATGCGTGCGACGCCGACCTTGATTGTCAGCGGTTTGACCTCGAACGGAGGTGCTATTTCGTCCGCCAGTGCCAGCATGGTTGGCAACATTATGGCGGTTGCCGCGGCAGGGAGCGGCTTTGCGGTCGGGGCATCGCAGATTTACAGTCAAGGTGCCGGCGGCGGTGGTTTTCTCAAGGCTCTGGCGAGGTTGTGATGGCGCTCGATTTCCCCAGCTCGCCGACGCTTGGCCAGGTCTACCCGCCGAGCCCGATCGTCGGCATCCCGAACTATCGCTGGGATGGCGAGAAGTGGACCACGGTCGGAATGCAGATCGGCACCGCTCCGCTGCTCTATGCCGATGGCTCGGTGCCGATGACCGGGCAGCTCACATTGGTGGCGCCACCGGTTGCGAACAGCGACGCCGCGGCCAAGAGCTACGTCGACGGCAAGTCCGCCGGCATGGTGGCCAAGGCCGGCGACACCATGACCGGACAATTGGTGGTCGCGGCTCCAGATAGCGTCGTGATCAATGCACCTGCTGGTAGTTACGCCCGGTTTGGTTCGAACGTGGCTGGTGCGCGGTGGTGGTCGTGGGGCACCGGGACCGATGCGCGGTGTCGCATCACCGACGAGACCGGGGCCAATGTCGTGCTCACGCTCAGCTACGACAACAATCACGGATTGACCGGCCATTTCTCAGTGAGCGGCAATCTGAACGTCGGTGGCGTGGCGGCGGTGGCCGGTCAAGTGATTTCGAATGCCGGCGATGGTTTCAAATGCAATGCGCCGGCTGGTGGCTTTGCACGGTTGCTGACAAACGTCGCCGGCTCGCGATCCTATTCCACCGGTTGCTGGAACGACGGCAAGTATCGCATCACCGACGAATCGGCCGCCAACCCATTGCTGGTCCTGGATTACTCGACGACGCACCATCAATTGACCGGCACGCTCTATCATACCGGCGGCGCCGCCTATAAGCCCGGCGGCGGCACGTGGACCGACAGCTCCGATGCGCGGATCAAGACCGTGCGCGGTCACTATGAGCACGGTCTGGATGAAATCCTGCAACTGCAGCCGGTGTGGTACACGTTCAAGGGCAATGACACCCATGAGCCGCCGCCGCCCGGCAAGGCTGCACAGTCGCCGTATGCGGAGAGCTTCCACTATGCGATGGCCGAGGCCCGCACCAAACTTGTCGGTCTGGTGGCGCAAGACGCTGAACGCCCGATGCCCGAAATGGTGGATCAAGTCGAAGGCTATATCGACGGCAAGCCGGTCAGCGACCTGCGCACGCTGGACACCACGCCGCTGATCTACGCGCTGGTGAATGCGGTCAAGACCCTGAGCGCGCGCGTCGACGCTTTATCAGGGTCGTCCCATGGCTGATTATCGCCTCACCGCAACCGACGCCGTCATCCGCACCACGGACAATGCCGGCATCCCAAATGATCCCGCCAACCACGACTGGATCGCATATCAAGGCTGGCTCGCCGCTGGCGGGGTGCCCGATCCGTACCAGCCGCCGATTAATCCCGAGCTGGACAGTTTTGCCGGAAAGACCATTGCGCAAGTTCTGGGAGTCTAGTAGTCCATGTCCGCGCACGATCTGATCGCGACGGCGTCCAATGCAGACTTCGCCGGTCGCGTCATGATGCTGATGTTCAAGACGGCGCAGAACGTTGCCAGCGAGGACCCGGCCACGCCCGATCATGACGTGCGGATCGACTATGCGGGTCGCGTCATTCGCGGTGACGAGCAGCCGCAGCTCGTCGCAGCGCACGTCATCTCATCGAACCCGACGATCGCCGCGACCATCGAAAGTGATCCGGAACAGTACGGCGCCAACGTGCCGGACGGTGACATCGAATTTGCGCTGGCCTCGATCTGGACGGCGCGCTCGCTGGCTTTTGCGGCGGTGTGACCATGGGCGTCGCTGAGGAAGGCGGCAAGGTCGCGACCGCGACGGTCGAGAGCCTGAAGAGCCAGCCCCTGGCGCTGGCGCTTGTCGTCGTCAACGTGCTGTTCTTGCTCGGCGGCGGCTACATCCTGCACGACATCGCCCAGAACCTGAAGGGACAGCAGGAACGAAAAGACATGCTGCTCGCCGACCTGGCGCGGCGATGCATTACAGCTTCACCGCAGAAGCAGGAATAACCGCGCGTCCCAAAAAGACCGATCTCCCGAACTGCCCCGCTCCGGCGGGGCTTTTTCTTGGCCTGATAGGAGGACACGATGTGCTTTTCTCTTGTATGGGTTCAACAGCTTATCATCTGGCTGATCGTCATCGGCGCGGTGGTCGCGATCATCAAGCTCCTGATCCCGTTTCTCGACAGCCTGACCGGCATGCCGATCATCGGCCGCATTCTCATGATCGTGCTGTGGGCGTTCGTCGCCATCGCCGTCGTGGTGATCATCTTCGGGCTGCTGTCCTGCCTGCTCGGAGGTAGCGGCACCCTGGGCTTTCCCCCCATCAGGTAGCCGGGTCGAAGACCTGCCACCCTATCCGCCCGCGCCGCCGTCCATCTGCAAAGGCTGCTAGCCGCCTTGATCGTCTTTACTGCTCATGTGCCCCGCCTTCGGGCGGGGCTTTTTTTGTTGCGCGGATGATGCATCGCACGTTGTCCTCGGCAAGATCCAGTTCAACAGCGATCTTCTGGAGCCGTGCCCGATCCATCTCCCGGTCGGCTTCCTGCTGCCGCGACAAAATCTTTTGGGCTTTCGCCCGCGAAATTTCGAGCAACTGATACAGGATGATCAGTTCGCTTAGCTCATAGTTGGTACGCTCTGCCATGCCCCGTCCCTTCCGGCGTTTAAAGTTTCATTCGTATGCGCGCCCTAAGCTTCGCCAGCGAATGATCGGTTTCGGCGCATGGGCTTCGGTACATCTTTTCGCCTTGTAACCAATTCGAGGTTCAGCTTGCGGCGGCATCGGCCTTTCGAGGTTTCCAGCACCCCCTTGCGTTGCAAATAGTAGAGCTTGCGATGGGCGATCTTGATCGGGATATCGGCGGCTTTGGCGATGGCTTCGATCGAATTCCAGCCGTCGGACATGCAGGAAACAATATCGACGCCACGGAATGGCTGTTGCTTCTTCGCGGGCGCTTCGACAGCCGGCGGCGCGGGTTCGACTGCTGGCGCTGCTACCGGTGCTCCTGGCGTCGCAACCAGTTGATCGAGCCGCATGGTGAGATGAAGTACGAGGTCGGTGAGGTCGGCGATATCGGTGCGTAGCGACCTAAGCAGTTCGCGGTCGGTCTCTACCGGCTGCGGGATTTGCAGCGCCTTCTCCAGCTTGCCGACCGGTTGCGGGATTTGCACCGGCTGCGGCTGCTTCTTAACCTCCTCCTTGAGGGTAAGGCCGTCCTGCCGGAATAATTGCCGGATGCGAGCGCGCTCATTCAAAAACCACCGATGGTCGCTCGGCGTTTTGGCCACGATGTGAGACCGTACAGGCTTGTACGGCGATACCTGCCAGCGGATCTCAATGTGGCCGCTGCCTCGAAAGCGGTGTTCAAATTTGACGCCCCACAAATCAAATTCAGAGGACATCATTCGAAGCGGATCGTCAGCCATGCGTTTCCTCGCTGCTATGCGTTGTTCCCGAACGTGCTGCGCTCGTCTCGCCACCGCGTTCGCCTCGGTCAGGCGGGGTCTGGCCATGCGTTGCCAGCCAGGTTATGTCGCGGTGTCGATCTGCGGCGAAACAATCGTCGCAGATAAAAAATCGGCGAACTTCGGGGTGGCGCCAGATACCGCGACCCCGCCGGCACAGCACGCAATCGTTCTTGTAGGAGGTTGAGCGCGCCTCAAATCGCGTCATATGCTCTGCTCCGTTTCATCGAGGTTGGTCCTCCGGCCCGCCGCCCGCTGGGGCTGGGGGCAGCGGTTCGGGCGACGGGCCTTCGGACCACTGCAACCGGTTTTTTGGATGGGACACACCCCGGTCGCAGCGTATTGTTTCAGCCGATGTTCTTGTCCCTCATTGCTTGCGTGCTCTGACCTGGAGCCATGCCTCGGCCGTGAGCTGGCAAAGTTTGTTGCGGCGGATCTGCCGCGCCTCCGCAGGCGTCGGTTCACGCAAGCCATCGATGGTATTGGCTGCGAAGATTCCCCAACTGCCGCAGGACACGCAGAGCGTGGAATCGCCATCGCTCGGCACCGGCTCCGGTCCGATCACGGAGCCCTCGGCGATGGCGCTGGCCGCTGTATGCACGGCGCCACACAGCCAGCATCGCGTGATCATCTCCGTCGTCACGGCTACAGCCTGCCGTGGCGCGCGAGCAGAGCGGCGCGGCGGTTGATGCCGCACCACAGCTCGGGCGAACTGATCCCGAGCTTCCCCCCGAGCAGCTCGTCGATTTGCCGGTGCGCGCCGACAAGTTCATTGAGCAGTTCCTCGCGGATGGTCATTGCGTCGGCGAGAATGGCGGTCGCCTTGTTGCGCGCGATGCGTTGCCGCTGCATCATTGGCTGTTTCTCTCGAAACGCGAACTGGTCGATGATTCGCGCGGCGCGGTCGATCAGGCCTTGGTCCTCCATGGGCCTGGGCAGGTTTTCGGCTGGCTCATCTATCATCTGACAAAGCCTCCCTCGAAAAAACGTCGATCGCCCGAACCACGGCACGCAGCAGCCTTGCATCCTCTCTGAGCCGCATGACGGCCTCGAACAAGTCGTGACCTTCCTTGGTCGCGAGGAATTGGTCGATTGCTGACGGCAGATTTCGACCGGTCTCGGCGAGGAGAACTGCGACCTCGGTCTCAAGCTGGTTGGCGATCTGCTGCAGCCGGATCGCACCGACGCGGTTGATGCCTTTCTCGTACTTCTGGATTTGCTGGAAGCTGACCCCCAGCGCGGCGCCGAGCTGCGTCTGGCTGAGATTCTTCTCCAGTCGGCGCCGCCGAATCCGCTGACCGACCAGGAGGTCACTGTCAGTCGGCCCGCGCGGCTTAAGACCGGCGAGCGGCGGTTTACGCTGTCCCATTTCTTATTTGCTCCCGCCATGTCCGTTTTGTCTTGGCCTTGGCTTTGCGTTTCTTGGTTTTGGCGAGCGTGGCGCGGTAGGCCTTGAATTCCTCCCGTGCTTTCGGCAATTCGGTCTCGTAGTCGGGCTTGGCGTCGCGGACTAGGTCGTATTTGTAGCCGAGCGCTCCGGCCATCTTGGCGAATGTGGTGTGCTGTGGTCGGCGCGTCTTGCCGCCGAACATGTTGGACACCGTCGACGCCGACAGGCCAGCCAGTATCGCGAGATCGCGATCCTTGAGCCGGTCCTTCCGGTGCAGCGTCTCGAAGCGCTCGATTTCCGGATCTCGATCTTGCGAATTGTAGGTGCGGCTGAGCCAGAGGCTGCCAGAATTGTGTCCTAGTTTACGCATTGGTCGTCTCCCCAGCCGGCGACCCGCTGCCATTCAGGCGTGATGCCGTTGTTCGTTCTGCAGCCGACTTCTTCGGCTTGGTTGGCGTCTTCTTTCGCGTCACTGCGGCGTACTCGCCCGCACCGATTCGCTTGATGGTCTTCGCGCCGAGCAGTTTGACGATGATCGGGCTGACGGATTTCCCTTTGCGCTCCTGCTGGCGAAACAGCTCGCGGAGCTGCGCCACCGTGAAGCTCTTGCGGTTGCGGATGAAGCGCTCGATTTCCTCACGGCCGGTGCGCTCGTGCTTGACCGTCTTGGATGCTGCCTTGTGTGGCTTCGGCGATTCCAGCGCCTTGACGTCCGCGCGCGCGTAGTTGCCCGAGGACAGCTTCTTGAGCGTGCCCTTCTCGACCATGGTCCGCAGCGCGGTGTAGCAGGCGCCGTTAGTCCGCCCGTCGGCGCGAAAGTGACGCACCGCATCGATGGCCTTGAAGGTCGGATGGTCCGCGATCCAGGCGGTGAGGAAATCCTCCGCCTTGATGTCATGCGCGGTTTTGCTCGCGAACGCAGGGATGTCCGTTCTCAGCTCATAGCCGATGTTCCTGACCCCCATCCGGGTCAGCATGGCGATGATCGGCCCCACTTCGTGGGCCTGCGCCTCACAGTGGATGAAAAAGTGGTCAACCTCCGGCGGTTTCTCTCTCTTGGTCATGGCGCGTCCTTTCAGTCATTGGCGCTTCCGCGAGCGCTTTGAGGACCTCTCCGAACGTATGCGTTCGGGGGTCCGAAGTGCCGTCCATCTCGTGCCAATCTCCATCGGCAGCGAAGGGCGGCGCGAACAGCGCGAGGGCCTCGCGGCTGTTAAATCGGATCAGGGCAGCGAATCCTTTCTCGGCACGGCGATACAGCCATCGCCGCAACGCGGCGTCGCGGTGTGCATCGCGGTGACGAGGGTCGACCCAGATCTGAACGACTTGGATGTTGGTCAGCTCGCCAGTCGTGTTATCGCGTAGCGAGATGTAGTCCGGCATCATGTCGATGACGTAGTGCGAGCGATCGGGCCGCGATAGATCAGCGGCGTCATCGTCGACCAGCCAACGGCAGGACCACAGTTGGCATTCCGGTGGCATCGATGCCCGGCGATAGACAGTGCAGCCCTTCAGGAATTTTTGATAATCGCACGTTTTGCCTGCCGGTTTTCCCAACGGCGGGACCGGTAGCAATTTGCAGCAAAGCGAGCAGCTGCCGCATTGACGATTCATCGTGGTCCTTTGGCGTTTCGTTTTTTTGTTCGTCACGGTTGTGTGACTTGTATCAATTGAACTGTGGCGAAAACGCGCTCGCAACTTTTGTCTAAGTTGCTAACCTCGGCGTGCATTCTGTCGTGTGGTTGTTGTCAGGCGTTGCGCGCTCGCGCGTCTTATGCGCTGTAAAAAACGGGATAAAGTAGCACCCTATATGTCAGGCTGGCGTACCATCGATGCAACCTGCACGTTGGCACGATCCGCATAGGTCGCTGTCGCGGTTGCGCCTGCTATGCAAGCAACTCCTGAGCGCTCTCTTTTTTTGGCAGGTCAATACGTAAGTTGCGTCATCAATCTTCACTGCGATTGTGAGGAATTGTTAGTTTAAGAATCGGCAATGGGCGCGCTACCAACGTGCATGGTAGCGGTCACGGTACGACGGACGCCATTTTCCGATTTCGAAATGCTGCGCGATGCAGTGCAGGATGCGCCTACGGAAATCGTGCAGCTTGAGCACGGCAAGATGGTGGGCGAGCTGACGCACCTGACGCTTGGCCGTCTCGGCGCGTCTAGCGGCATCTTCTCGCGCGGTCTGCGCTCACGCGGCATCTTGAGCGAAGGCCGATTGATGCTCGGCATGATGCTCGATGGTGCACCGGCCTTGTTCCAAAACGTTGAAGCGCAACCCGGCGACCTCATCATCATCCAGCCTCGATATGAGCTGTATGCGCGCTATTTCGGCATCAATGTTTATGCATCGATCTTCGTCGAACCCGAGGAGCTGTTTGCGTTTCTCGGCACCGAGCCTGCCGTGCAGGATGCTGCCGTATGGCGCCAGCCGTTCACGGTGCTGACGGCTGATACAGCCGTCGCTCGCGCCCGCGCCGCAGGATTGCGGATGCTGCTGACGGCGATCGGGCGTGAAGGGCTGACCATGTCGGCCGAGACCGCCGAGTATTACAGGCGCCGCATTCTGGAATTGATGACCGCCCCGGTGATCGATCGCTGGCGCTATCGCCCTATTCCGGTGCGGTCTGCTCTGGCGCTGGTGCGCGACGTCGACCGCTTCTTGATCGAGACCGGTTCAAAGCGGGCGCACCTCTCCGACCTGGCCCACCAGTTCGGCGTGTCTCCTCGCGCCCTGCAGCGCGCTTTTGCTGACGTCCTCGACGTGCCACCGATGGAATTCTTTCGCCGCACGCGACTGGGCCATGCGCACACCGCGCTGCTGACGGCGGCGCCCGGCGATACGGTCACGGGGATTGCGGTCGATCACGGCTTCGCCGATGTCGGCCGGTTCGCGCGGGACTATCAAGCGCTATTCGACGAGCTGCCGTCCGAGACCTTGCGGCGGCGCAATGTCATTGTGCGTCGCGAAGCTTGACGACACATTCGGCTAATTTGTGAGCGACCTCACTTACCCGACCTGCGTTCGAGGTCAGTATGTCGGTGTCAATGCTGGCTTAGGAAAAACGGAACCAAGGAGAAAGACTGTGCGCAACACCATGTGCCTTCGCATTGCTGCGGTGTTCGTCTTTTCACTCACTGCGGCGATGCCGGCGTTCGCGACCAAGACGGGCACGGCTCTCGGAATCTGTATCTCTCGCGGGACAGATTGCACCGTCGCGAACAAGGGCGACAACTACGAGATTTGCGTCAAAAACACGAATGGCACCCAATGCGTGAGCTGCGGCAATCTCGCTCAACCAAGCGATAAGCAGACTTGCTCGGTGCAACGAAGCGCAAAACCGGGGGGACGTCCGTATGATGTCGGCCCCGCCGGACTCCTGGCGGACGAGTAAGTATTAGGCAGCGAGCTTGATGACCTGCGCGCCGTCGCGCATCGCGTCGACCTTGTCGGCCCAGAACTGCATCAGGTCCGCGCGCTCCGTCAGTCGGCCGCCGCGATTATAGATCGCGCGCGTCGACGCGTCGTCATGATCGAGCTGGACCTCGATCAACGCGCCTTGCTCCGGCCAGCGTACGCTCTGGTGTCCGTTGATGGTGACGCGTTCGGCGTTGAGCATGGTCGACGCCGACGAGCGGAAGCCGTGCGCGCAATGGATGCCCTGATAGCCAAGCTCGACCAGCGCATCGTTGAGCCGACCGGTGGGCATCCCGATTTCCTTTTCGGGGTCGTCCTTGCTGACGCCGGGGAACAGGTACCGGCTGTTGCCGGTCAGCTTGCGCAAATCCATCAGCACCGCCACGGCCTGACGCGACAGCGGCACGACCAAGTCGCGCGCGGCGCTGTCCTTCTTTGCCTTCCGGCGCTGGCTGAACATCTTGAGCTTTGCCGCCGGGATGGTCCACTGGTTGACCTCGCCGCCGTATTCGATCTCCGACCATTCGGCCTGCTCGACGTTGCCGGGGCGGACGAACGTCAGCGCCAAGAGCTTCAGACCGATCAGCTCGTGACGATGCCGCGTCGTCTTGAGCTTGTCGGCGCGGTGGCTATCGATTTTGCGCAGCAGCTCGCCGAACGGCTTCGGCTCGATGATCGCCGGGCGGTTCTCGGTGGCATGGTCCGCGAAACCTTTCGACGCGCTCAGGCGATCGAACGGGGCGTAGTCTTCCGGCCACATGCCGCGCGGTACCGCATAATCGATAATGTCGCGTGCGGCCGGAAGCAGGCGGCGGCGGGTCTCGTATTCGTTCTCGAACGCGACGAGGATCGGCGAGAGGTGGCTGCCCTTGACCAGATCGGTGGTGATGTGACCGAACCCAGGCACCTTGATGCCGTCGCGCTCCACGCCCTCGCAGAGATAGCGAACCATGTTCTCGGCGCGGTTCTTCGTCTTGTACGATTTGCCCTCAAGCGTGGTCAGCCATCCGTTCGCGACCTTGGCGAAACGGGGAAAGCCGTTCGCCTCCGGCGCCAGCTCGCCGAGCTGCTTAGCCGCCAGCGGGTCGATGCCGGCCTTGAGCTGCTTGCGCGCCGCCGTCAGTTTCTCCATCGCCTCCGCGACCTTGATCTCCGAGAGGAGGCCGAACGTGATGGTCTTGCGGATCGGCTCGCCGATGTGCTTGCCCTCGGTGTAGGTGCCGAACGCATAGTCCCAACGAAAGATCTTGGTACCGTTCGGCTTGACCAGGAGATAAAGCCCAGAGCCGATGCCGTGGCGATATTGCGCCTTGCGCGGCGCGAGCTTGGCTAGCGCGTCGTCGGTGATGCCCTTGCGTTTGGTCGGTGTCCTGTTAGGCATTTGCGGTTATTCCCCTCTTGCTTCGAGTCTGCATTTGAGTCTGAAATCCGCCCCAACAATCGCGAACGAGGGCGAACGGTTACTGAGGGGAAAATAGGCAAAAGATTAGAGAAAACAAGGGGTTCGCGGTTTAGCCGGAGGCTGGCGGACAGCTGGAAACAACAAAAAACGGACATGG